TGGGAAGTATCGGCCAGAGAATCCCAAAACCGTTCCCCTGGGTGTGCTTTCATCAATCACTGACCGGGGGGGATACCCCTGGTGCTCCGGGCAGTGCCGTCCTTCGTTGTAATGCCTTTCCCTCGTCCGTCAATCTGTTTGTGTTCCTGTCGTGTAACATATTGTGCATCTTCCGCGAGAGTGATACTAAGTTCCACGCACAGTACGCATACTCTGGATACTCGTCTGCTGGATATATGTGATGCACTAGGTCTGCTGGTACACGCTTGCCATATCGCTTAGATAGCTGGCACATATAGCCATCGCGGCGCATAACTCTTTGAGAGAGCTCGCGCCATCTTTTGCTTTTGTAGTCCATGTAGCAGCGCACCCCCCTCGCTTCGTCAAACTCCCACTCCCTTTGAGGGCCAATATATTAACCCCGTAGGGGTTATATATATGGCCCTAAAGGGAGTACACCATCGCCGCCTACTGTCGAGCTCTGGCTCGGATACGGCCAGCCGTCACAGCCTGTTAAGCGATACACCCGTGTGGGTTGTCAACCAAGAAACATGTTGATAAAAAACTGCTGTCCTTTCCCCGTCACCTTCGGAGTCTTGTTTACTGTAACGTGCCCATCTGCATGTGTAATGCTGGTTTCCTTGATTTCAAACAGGCCCAATTCCATCGAGCGCTGTGTGGGCATGTTGTAATCCGTGCCCTCTCTGCGGATCAGATATCCGTTGTTCCGCATCCAGTCAAAGAGACGGTTCTGCCCAGTGTCCACCCCATTCTGCTTGAGGAGCTTTGCCAGCTCTCCAACCAGTATGGATGTATTGGAGGCAGCCACGGAGTCCGCAAATAGCACCTTCGGCCGGTTGGTCTCCTTCTCCGCCTCCAGCATCTTAATCTTTCGATCTGCTATCTGGAGCGCACGGGCCATTACCTTTTCCGGGCTATTCCAATCCTTTTCCAATTGGAGGAAATACTTCCGGGCAATCTTCCCCTTCTCGTTCCGCTGTAGCATGCAGATCTCCTTGGCCATATCGATAGAGACGGCGGCATCTTTCATGCTCTGAGGGCCGCCAGCGGGGTTATGGACAAAAATGTCCGTGACTGCGTAATCCTCATTTTCAGCGAATCCATATTCGCACATACGGGGAAACCACTTGTGGTACGGTGTTTCTACCTCTAGAAACTCGTGGAGTTCCCGCGCTGATACTGCTGGCTTTTCGCCGCTAAAGTCAACTTTGATTAGTTCGTTCATGTAGATACCACCCTTTCTGTTTTGCTTCCCACCTTTATGTTGACTCAGGGCAGGGGAGTAAGGTGGCACCTCCCTTTTCGGCCCGTCGGCCTAGCCCTGATCTTTTGTTTGAGAGGCGGCGGGGGAATATCCCGCCATGCGTTTCCTCTCGTTGGGGCCACCCCCGTCTCCTGCAACTGCGGGGCGGCAAATATTTTTCAAAATATGTATTGACAATATCATATTTTATGATATAATTAAGTCATAAAAAGTAAAAGGAACAATATAGGAGGTAAAGTCATGAAACACTATGAATATTGCGTTTGCAAAGACGGCTGGATGATGGGTGCTTATATGGACGACAAGAAGGGAGCCGAGGATTGTGCCGCTCGTTATGCCTCCCAGTATCCTGACAGCAAGGTTAAGATCAAGGTCAATGTTTATGACGAAATGGAATACCGTTATTTCAAGGAGGTCGGTTGCTGATGACAAACAGAGAAGCATACGTGTTTGGCTGGGTGTTCGGTCGGCTCAACGCGGCGGCATATCCGCAGGAGATCGGAGGGGATCTCACCCTTGCCGCTCAGCGCCCGTATACAGCACTCGCCAGAGTCATTTCTGATGCTCACAGGCTTGGCCTCCTAAAGAGGGATCTCGACCGGCAGGTTGCTGAGGCGCTTTGCGAGATCACCAGCATTGACCCGCCCGTGGAGGGAGGGTCTGAAAAGTTCCAGCCCCTTGAAATGCAGGGGGCTTGGCAGTTAGGCTATTTTGCCGGTAAAGGCAAGCGCCCCCTTGCGTCTGTCGAGTTTGATATTTCCGCCGCCAGAAAGGCCAAAGGCTTGACTCAAGCCCAGCTTGCGGATGCGATGGACGTTAACCAGGCCGTGATATCCCGCTGGGAGAGCGGCAAGGTCAGCCCCAATGCCGGGAATTTGGACAAACTGAAAGAAATTCTGAGCTAATCCTGCCGCCCCTCCGGGGGCGGCTTTTTTGCCCTCTCCAGCTCGTGCGCTTTTGGGGGCATAGATACCCCTTGCGGGGTATGTTGCGGGTTTGGTCAGGCTTGCCGCGGGCCTGTATGTAATCCGCTGTGCGGTATCACATCACAATTACTATACGAATCTTCGTCAGCCGTCCTGTTACAATCCGGCCTTGTCCTAAGACAGCCGGAACCACACCTACATCCGTCAGCCTCACAGGGGTAGGCCAGTTTCATCGTATAGCAATCACGGTACATCTCAACCCCTCCGCTGGTGTCGTCAGTAGGAACCGTTCATCTTTATATAGCCGGGGTCAGCCAATTAAATATTCTTCGCCCTGCCGCTTTCGCACAGCGCACAAGGAAGGCCCGTCTGCTTTTAACCTGTGGTGCCATACATCTGGTGCCACCGCCCGCCTCATGCGGCGAGGAGCGGCATATGGCGGACAGTAGGTTGTCCAGCCGCCCATTGGCATTTAATTTAATCGCGCAGTGCCTCTTTTGCTTTCCATCTGCGTTTGGAGCCGAGAGGCGGCATTGAGCCGCCACACGTCCACGACGTAACGGGCCGCCGCTTCCGCTTCTGCTACTGCACTCGGCATATGTGCGCTTCCCGCTTAGATTATCACACGCCTGTGCCGCAACACCGGAGCGACCGGCAGCCAGTCTCGCATACAGACGCAGTTTTCAGCGGGCATTGTCATTCTCTCTGAGGAATTGCGCTACGCTCAGATCATCCGGGCGCGACCCGGCCTCTGGAGGCCATCAGCAGACTCGAACTGCTGCAACGGCATACACCGCTCTACTCATTCCTTTATGGCCGTATATAAGGCGGATTCCGTCTCTACACGCTCCGCCGGGCGCAGCCGCTTTCTATGTGTCGGCACACCGGGGCAGGTCATAGCTGCCACCGCTTTTTTGCCCGACACTATGACTGTCGGCTCTGCCGCATGGAGGGCGCGACCCTCCGCCCAGTTTATCGGGTGGTTTTCAGCCTGCGGCATATTGCACACAGAGGGGGTGGCGGCAGATGCACCGACGCCACCCCATCCGTGTGAAGGAGGAAGGGGAATGAAAGAGAATGGGAGCGCAGGGGTATACGCTCCCACACTCCCATTTTCGCATAAATTCAGGTTGTGATTCCTCAAAAAGGAGGAATTATCAAATTCTTCTGTGAGACGATAAAGGTTTAACTACACACGGATAGTCCGTCCTTCCGAGCAAGTAATCTGTCGACACTTCGAAATAGTCAGCTATTGCCTCTAGTGCATCTGACCGAGGCTTTCTTTCTCCAAGTTCATATCTTCTGATTTGGTCAGACGATATCCCACATAAATCAGAGAGTTTATACCGGCTCAACCGGTTCCTTTCTCTTATTCGCCTCAGCCTCTCCGGGAACTCGTTCAAGTGCTATCCCTCCTCATGCTGTCCGCCCTCCCCGCCGTGGATGGAGCCCTCCGCAATATCCCTTGCCTTTACTGCGTCTGCAAGAGTACGATAAGCACCGATATATTTTTGCTTTCCATTTATGTAAGCATAGGCCTCAAATTTCCCATGTTTCGAGAAGCAAATATTCCGTTCTCCTGTTTTATTTGTTGCCCTCAACCTTCGCTTATTAGGGGCGCAGTTTTCTTTATGCGTAACAAACTGGCAGTTATTGGGCGTATAATTCCCGTCCACGTCAATTCTGTCTATCTCTAACCCTGCTTTATAACCATGCGCAATCGCCCAGTCGCAAAAAGATTTTGGATCGCTTCTCCATGTATCATCCATAGTAATCCCACGCGCCCCATACCATCTGTAACTTTTGGCGTTTGGGTTTTCACATCTTGTTACAATCTGCCCCCACAGGCGATATACATCTGTTCCTTTATACCCATGTGTCCGCATATAGCACCTCTCCATTATCCAGCTGCTTGGCTTTGAAAAGGATTTCTCTGGTCATTGGGCACCTCCGATGATCTCGTCCAATGTGGCCCGCCTTATGCTCCTCAGCGTAGGGAACGTTTCATCAAGGTTATCAAGACTGCCCTTATAGTTGTCTTCGTCATCATACATGTAAAATGTCTGTCCCACTATATCAACGTATGCCAATGTTTTAACAACTGGATATAGCACTTTGATAGCCTTCGCCCTCTCCACCTCCTGCTCCGTCCAGCGTGGCTTGCGGGCGATGTTTTCTGGATGATTTATGAGATTGTTAAGACATTCCACAGTGGAGAATCCCCAGCAGTCATTTGATATTTCAATCTGGAATGTCCCATATTTATTGATACGAAATCGCCCTAACGTGTTTCCTCTAATTTCAAACTTTTCTTCTGGTTCAACCCCAAGCACCTCGCAAATTCTCGGCTTGTCCATGTTGGCCTCCTCCTTGATTTTCAGGTACTTTTCGATGGCTTCGTCTAGGTCGGCCTCCTCGTCCATGCGAGCGCCGCACGAAGGGCAAAACATAAATTTACTTGGCTCAATGCCCCAGTTGTTATTTTCGTCTTGATGGAATAAAGAAACCCCACAGTTTGTACAGCATACCCCAGAACCATAATCTGGCCAGAAAGCGTGCCGCACCTCCGCAACGTCGGCGGCGGGGAGCCCCTCAAAGTCCGAAACAACAGAGGCACATGATTCGTCTGCGAAAAGCCATAGCAGATTGATAGCATCCGCCTTCTCGATGTACTCCTTCATTCCTCCGCCTCCCACTGTTTCTTCATGTCTTCGTATAACTCTTCCATCTTTCGATTCCACCCCTTGAGCTTCCACAGGACAAGCAGGCCAAGCGCCATCCACTCCACAGCAGCTATGATCGTCAGGATATCAGCCATCCTGCTCCCTCCGTAGTGCGGACTCGGCAGCGTTGCGGGTTAAATAGACCTCAATTTCTTTTGTTCTGGCGTGCCGTTTCTGGCAGATATCGCAATAAAAGCTATCCACGATGTACGCTTTTATTTTTCCGTCTTTGTCCGTCTGGGCCAGTTCGCGGAGGCGGTCAGGCGTTATGCCAAGGGCTTGCCCAGCCAACTTCAAAATAGTATCCTCACTAAATGCTCGTTTGAAGTCCTCCGGCTCCAAGCCAGCCTCCTCATAGGCTGCGAGGCGGTCAACGTGCGGCCCGTAATCTTCTCTTCCTTCGGCATCGATAGCTACAAACCATTTTCCACCACCATGCCCATTGTCACACCAGTATGTCAGTCTCTCCATGCTCACCCCTCCTCCGGGCCTTGCCACCAGTAACAACTCTCGCCTTGACATGGGACGTCCATGCAGTGAGTGCAAATGGCCTCTCTTGCTTCGCCGTATTTTTGCTTCACCTGCTCCAGATTTTGCTTGTCCAATCTTAGGCCGAAAACCTCACCCTTGAGTTTTTCGATTTCCTCCGGCTCCAGACCAGTGTCCTCGTAGGCGGCGAGGCGGTCACAGACATCTTTATTCATTTGTCCATATAGGTGGGGCTTGAAACACGCCCTGCCATCGGCTGATCTTCTGGTCAACCGTTCCATGTCAGTCCTCCTTTTGGCCGTCCCACTTCCATGCGGGGCAAAGTTTGTGCAGGTCCTCTACTGCCGCATCCCTCTCCCGCTTCACCTGCTCCAGCTCGGCCCGCAGCTCCTTGTTTTCGGCTTGGAGCGTGGAGAGGGTGCTCCGTACTTTCTCCACCACGGTTCTCATGTTCTGCATTGTGTGGTCGTCCCAGCTGGTTATCCAGCGCAGGAACCGCTTCTCTCTCTCCGTCAACTCTACACCCCGTAAAATGTCCTCAAATTCCGCTGGGATTTTCATTATTTTTTCCCCTTTCCGGCGGCCCATCAAAGGCCGTCCAGTATTGGCCGTACAGATCTAGGCTAAACGGCTTGATGTGCTTGCAGTAGAGGTATCCATCCCTGCACCCCTCTGCAATCTCCAGGCCGCCCCATTGGAGCTGGGCTATCCCTGCTCCCTCAATGTAGATTGCGGTCTCCTGGGTGATGGATTCCAGCTCTGCGCGGGTGTATTGCTGTCTCATGGCGATACCTCCGGCGGGCGGCGTACTATATGCCACACGCTTCCCTTTTTCGTAAAATGCAGATACTTATATTCCCGTTCCCCACGCTCTATCCGAGCTGCGGGTTTGCCGCATTTTTGGCAAAATATGCTGTAATTTAATCCGGCGGTCTGCATCCCGCCTTTTCCACTGCCGCTCATGCCTCTCCCTCCGGCGGGCGGCGGTAGGCGAGCCATGTTTGGCCGTATAGTTCTCTATTTCCATAATCGTACTGGTCAAACGCCGACACAAACAAAGCCTTAATATCGTCAACGGTATGCACTAACACCCAGCAACTTTCCCCATCTTCCAGCTCGACGATATATACAGGCTTTTCCACCATATTGCCCAGCTCATTCCATGTCAGCGGCTCGTTCGGCGGGGTGAGGGTGGGCATATTAGAGATCGCCTGCAAAAGCGCACCCCGTTCAACAGCGGTTAAATCTGTTTTCTTGATATACTTCTTTAGCGCATCCAGATCAATCGCCCTTACCATCGTTCAGCGCCTCCAGCATCTCCATCTCCTCCGCGCTCAGAATCGGCGCGCGGGTGTTCCATATCTGCCGTGCTTCTTCCAAGTCGTAGCCCGCCGCCATAAACCCACACAGGCATTCAATCATTACGCATGCCATTACAGCCCTGTGCTTTGTGTCTTCACCCCTGCAACCCGGGCATGGCAGTAGCACCCCCGCATCCGTCAGCCGCTTGGCCGCCTCTTGATTGCCTAGAAGGGCTAATTTGATATCATCCATGTATAATTCCCCTCTCTATGTCCGCTATGGCCCGAAAGATCGGATAAAACTGCTGGGGCACTACGGCGTTTCCGAGGCATTTAAGTCGGTCCACCCGAGAGGGAACCCCATAAGATATTCTACCCACGTCGGGTTCAGCTGGCCACCAACCTCCGTTTGCAACTGATGCTCCCTGTTTTTCCGGTAATCCTTGCATCCCCTGTTCTTCCAGTCCGTTGCAATCGGCGTTGGCCACATCTTTACCATCCCGCTCAAATTTGGTTCGCCTCGGCTGTTGTGATAAAATTCCCTGTTTGCCGAATCTGACGCAATCGGAGTTTTCCAGAGAATTGGGTCTCCATCCTTTCCCGTTATGTTTTTCTTCCAGCGTTCTACACCCGATAATTGCGCATCTGTCCCTCCTGTGCGGGGCATCAACGGCACAAGCCGGAATAATAAACGCTTGGACGGCGTAATCCTCGCTTTCCAGGTCAGCGCACACCTGGTCGAGCGCCATATTGACGATCCCAGCAACGTTCTCGCCAACAACCCAAGCGGGCCGGAGATCCGAGATAACTCTAAGCATTTCAGGCCAGAGGTAACGGTCATCCTCCTTGCCTCTTCGCTTTCCGGCAACGCTGAACGGCTGGCAGGGGAACCCTCCTGAAATAACGTCAACTGTTCGCATTCCTGTCTTTTCATAAAAACTATCTCCCGTCAGTGTTCGTATATCCTGCCAGCGGGGCACATCAGGCCAGTGCTTTTCCAGCACGCGGGTGGGATAATCCGCCCACTCGCACTGTCCGACGGTGGTAAATCCGGCCCACTCGGCGGCAAGGTCAAGTCCCCCGATGCCGGAGAAGAGGGAGAGATGCGCCAGTTTCGTCGCCTCGTGGTCGCCCAGAAGGGCGCGCGTCTTATCGTCCATTGTTCGGGTCCTCCTTGACTGCTTTCCATCGTTCTTTGCGGCTACACGTCCCGACGACTGCATCACAAATGCTCTTGGACGCACAGCGCTCACATGGTCCCGCCCTAAAAAACTGTTTCATATACTCTGTGGTGGTTGATATGGAGTATCCGGTTGCCTGGGCTATCGTCTCCGGCCCATACCCGTCCAGCGCCATGCGCTCCAGCAAATCGCGGGACGGTTTTAGCTTTTTCGCCCTGGTATGCAGAAGGCAGCCAACTTTTTTCGGGTTGCAGTCCGGCAGCGGGCACTGTCCACAGATTGCCGCCTCCTCCGCGTCCCGCTCCGTAATATTGCGCTCCACAATCGGCTCCATCGCGTCCAGGCTACGCCAGGGCGCCACCGCTCCGCTGATGCCGTAGGGGTCCCTGGTGATCAAAGCTCCTCCACCTCCACCCGGATACATCCCCCGTTCCAAAGCCTATGTACAACCTGCCTGTACCAGCGGTGATCGTCGTCCGGCAACAGGTATCCCTTAAGCGCGTCCACCACGGCTTTGGCGATTGCTGCGTGGTTGTCAATGTCCAGCCCGTCGTCCCATGCAAAGGTGATGGAGACCGGCCCACGTACCATCCCGCGCCTCACACGGGCCTGTTTCAGCGCGACCAGGGTCAGCGCATGGAGCTCGTCGGCGTCCTTCTTCCGCTGCGCCCAGTGCTTGCCGGAGTAGTAGGCGTTCAGCCCAAACCGGCGGCAGAAGGCCGACTTGCCTTTTTTCGTGGGCGGGTATGGTATGTCAAATCTGATTGTTCCCATGTCCAAGCGCCTCCAGTGCCCGGTCCAGGGCTTTTACGATCTCACCGTGATCATGGGCCAGGTCAGACCAGGTCTCCATAATGGCGCGATGCTTGTCTCTCAAGGCGGACAAAACATCCGCCGCCTTTTCGTCTGTCACTGATATCACCTCGCTGGTATAATCCGCCCCACCGCCCGGTAGAACGCCGCGTCGCACGTTCCGGTACTGGCGTGCCTGTTTTTCGCCAAAATAATTTGCATATAGTCGGGCTCCCACGGGTCGGGCCGCTCCTGGTTGTAATAGCTGTTGCAGTGTAAAAAGATTACGCCATCCGCATCCTGCTCCAGTGCCCCGGTATCCCGCAGGTCAGAGAGCTGGGGCCGCTTGTCCTTCCGCTGTGCGTTCTCGCGGTTGATCTGCGCCAGGCAAAGCAGCGGGACTTTGAGCTTCCTCGCCAGCGCCTTGAGCTGCCCGGACACCTCGGTCATGGCCTCATATCGGTTTTTGGCCCGGCCTTCCGTCCGGATCAGCCCGAAATAGTCCACCACCAGCAGCTTGAGCCCTTTAACCTTCCGGGCCATGTTGGCGATATCGTCCACGGTGGCGCGGGGCCTGCGGTTTGTGTAGACAGGTATCTGGGACACCTTCGAACTCCACTCCGCCGCACGGGCCCGCTCTTCGTCCCCAAGATTACCCATCATGAGGGCGTCATAGGCAATCCCGGCGGCCCGCGCCAGCCGCTTGGCGGCCAACTGCTCCTCATCCATTTCCAGTGACACGAAGAGCACTGGCCCATTCTGTTGGGCTACCTGGTCCGCCACAGCCAGCCCAAAAGTGGTCTTGCCCATGCCGGGCCGGGCGGCCAGAATGTAAAATCCGCTGTTCAGTAGGCCGCCGCCCAGCAATCGGTCTAAGCTCCGGTAGCCCGTAGGGACGTAGCCGCCAGAACCGGCGTCCACCCGCTCCCGGTGCCGGTAATAGGCCAGCAAAGTATCCCCGGAGGTAGCCAGCTCCCTTGCGGTGTCCTGGGCCTCAATGGCCTCCAGCTCTCGCTGTGCGGCGGAAATCAGCTCCCTAGGGGTTTCCTCTAGGGTAGACGCACGTTGCTCCAGCTCCTGGCCGAGGGCTACCAGGCTCCGCCGCATGGACGCCCGCCGGGTCTCTTCCGCGTAAATCCCGGCGTTGGCCGCCGTGTTGGTGGCCTGCATCAGCTCCAGCATGTAGGCGTCGCTGACTGCACCCCTGGCCTCCGCCCGGATGCTCACAGGATCTACCGGCTCCTCGCGCCGGTAAAGCTCAACCGCCGCCCGGAAAATCGCCCGGTTCGCCTCCAGCACGAAATCCGCCTCCGTCAGGTGCTCCAGCACCTCGGGCAGGCAGGCGTCGTCCAGCAGGATAGAGCCGCATACCGCGCTCTCCGCCTCCAGCGCGTCAATCGTCATAGACCACAACCTCCTGCCCATCCTCGTCCCGCTCCAGGTGGTAGGCCCGTGGGCGGTATGTCTCCGTAGTGGCTGGCTGCTCCGCCCTCCGGCGGGCCTCCCAGGTCCGCACGGCGGCTTTCCAGTCTACAATGGGCCGCCCTGCGCCGTATTTCCACCCCCGCGCTGCGTAGAAGTCCACAAAGGCCTCCGGGTCTATGCCGTTCCCCCGTTCCTGGCAATAGGCGCGGACTTCTTCCACCGTTGGGGGGACTTTCTTTTTACCCCCTTTAGGGGGTTTTTCTTTGGGGGATGGGGGAATAGATATGGGGGGTGTGGGGGGAGAAGGAAGCGGGGAAGGGGGCATGCTATCGCTTGCTAGATTTTGCTTTAATTTGCTAGACTTTGCTATGCCGCCTTTCCGCCCGTTCTCCGCACGTTTCCGCCCTGTCTCTGTATCCTTGTCCATCTGCGCTTTCAAAATTAGATAGATTGACTTCTCAGCACCACGGGGTTCAACCGTACCTCCGCCCCTACTGTATTCCAGAAGGGACATAAGCAACCGGCCACACTCCGCTTCTCCGAGGGCCAAAATGGCGTCGGCGCAGATTATAGGGATTTTAATGTATTCCATAGGGCGGCGGCCCCCTTAAAACGGGAGCTCGCCGTCCTCGTCGGCATCCTCAAAAGGGCCGGACATCCTCGCCTTCCATGTGACTGACTTCTGCACCTCATCTTGCATCCAGGTGGGCAGCAACTTCAGGGTCTCTTCGGCGTCCTCGGCGTCCATATCAAACTGGATCGGCTCGTTTTCAAGGGGTGGCACTTCCATACCCTTCATCGGTTTGGAGATACCGGCAATCTTGGCGTAGGTGCCGCCATTCTTGCCCTCCTGGTTGACTACGGTAAGCAAACAGGGGGCGTTGATTACATTTGCCAGATTGAACCCGGCCAGCTCCTCCTGGGTAAATGGCTTACCGCGCCAGGCGTCCAGATCATGGCGCAGGGTGGACTTCTCATGGAGGGAGGCGGTGTAGGGCTTGCTGAGCCAGCGGGGCTTGTCCTCACCGTCCACCTGCACGCGCTCCGTGGGCAGCTCAAAAATAAGCCGCACCTTTTCTTGATCCTTGTTGTTAAAGTCGTTGTGCTGGATGCCCAGATCGACCACGCCCACGCAGCGGGCCGGGTAAGCTCCGGGCTCAATGGGGGCGCTGCCGCCGCCCTTGGTCTCCTTAACTGTCAAACTCATGCTGCTTATCCTCCTTATCAAATGTAATCGGGCACTCGTTCCCCATCCCGTCAAATGGATAGGGCAGGAACTCGCCGGTGAGGGCACACTGGTGGCGCTTGAGGCCCTCCCGGTATTGGATGTAGGGGCACCACTGGCAAACCGTTAGCCCATTGGGGAAATGGACGGCCACGGTGGCCGTGCCGGTGGTGTAGTAGCGCACGCAGGTCTCGCGGCTCATACGTACCGCTCCACTTCCAGCCCCATCTCCAGCGCCAACTGCTCCGGGCAGTCGCGCAGGGCCTTGTTGACCGCGGCCCGGAAGCAGTCCGGGCAGAGCCAGCGCCCCTCCCACTGGAAGCGGGCCTCGCCGTGGTAGACCTCCTGGCGGCACTTCTCACACTCGGAGACGGGGTTGTCCTGCTGCCTGTCCGGGCATGGGTTCAAATTTAACATTGACTTTTCCTCCTTCCAGCCCTAAAATAAGGGCAGATAGCTTTTGTCTTGCCGCCCTCCGGTCTCGCACACCGGGGAGCGGCGCTTTTTATTCGTAAATAACGGCCTCCGCCCGTGTAATAAAGTGATGAATGCCAGTGGAGCACTCGTTCCATCGGTTATCGTCGAAATCAGTCACCTCAACGGTTTCGCCTATGGCATAAACAAAGTTCGGATCATAATTGCTCTTTACCTGGCCGCCAGCAGGATTTCCGTTGATATCTGTGATACTCAATACCTTGGCCTTACTGGCGCGGCATTTTCGGCTAGTAGCGGAGGACCGGCGTGCATCTGCGGGGATTTCCAACTCCACAACAAGGCCACTTGCCTTTTTATAGCCGATATAAGAGCCGGATTCCGGACATTGCAACGGATAGAACACCGTATAAATATTCCACATCATTTGATCTATAGATGCCTCGCACAGGTTGGCACCGAACAGGTTGGCATTGCTCAGGTTGGCATTGCTCAGGTCGGCATTGCGCAGGTTGGCACCGAACAGGTCGGCACCGCGCAGGTTGGCACCGCGCAGGTTGGCACCGAACAGGTTGGCATTGCTCAGGTTGGCATTGCTCAGGTCGGCATTGCGCAGGTTGGCACCGAACAGGTCGGCACCGCGCAGGTTGGCACCGCGCAGGTTGGCACCGAACAGGTTGGCATTGCTCAGGTTGGCATTGCTCAGGTCGGCATCGCGCAGGTTGGCACCGCGCAGGTTGGCACCGAACAGGTTGGCATTGCTCAGGTTGGCACCGAACAGGTCGGCATTGCGCAGGTCGGCATCGCGCAGGTTGGCACGGCTGCCGCCCTCTCCATTCAGCCAAAGGAGATGCTCGTCCAAAATCTTTTTTAAGTCCATTTTGCTCCCTCCTCAATGTGGGATTTCTATGACCGCCCACACATCGTCGATGCTCTCCGCGCCCTCCAGTCCGGTGATCTGGATGGTGAGCGGGCCGGTGGGCGTGGGGGACGGGGTGGTGGTTGCCGCCGGGGTCTCAATGGCTGGCTGCTCCGGTTCCTGGTTCCAGACAATTTCGATCAGTGCAACCAGCGCCAACAAAAAGAACAGGTATACGGTAGTCACGATCAGTTGCTTTTTCATAGGCTCGCTGCCACCAGAATAGCCAGCACCAGCGCCGCTCCGGCAACCACCGCCAGTTGTACCCGCTGGGCCACCGCCTGCGCCTGCTGTACCCGGCGGCGGTAGGCCCGGTAGCTGTACGCCTTTGCGCGCCTGTCGCGCTCATTTTGGGTCTCGCTCATACCATTCCCCTCCCCTGCACGATGGCCTTTGCCACCAAATCTGTCTCATAGCCCCGCTTGCGAGGCCCCATACGGATTGCTGGTATATCATGCTCCGCCGCCCAACGGTCGCCGCTGGATGCCCGCGGACAGTACCCAAGCTCTCGCGCAACATCGACCGGGGACATAATCCCTCCGTGGCGCTCAAACATTAGCCGACGTTTCTCAGCAATCGCCCGGCTGATTGTACTCTGAGTGTTCATTCCCGTTCTCCTCCTTCCCATGTAACCGCTCATGCTCGTCCCAGGTCATCCCATAGTAAGCCCGGCATAGGTCGTCCATGACGCGGCGTGCATTTGTGAAGCGGTTCTCAATCTCCCGCTTCGTGCTGCTCTCGTTGAGCTGTCCATCTTTGGTCATAAAAAATCCTCCAATCTTGCCAGAGGCCGGAGGATGTGATATACTGTCTCCGATACCTCGTAGCTGGGTTACGTGGTGTCATGCCCTGGTCGGTGGTGGTGCACTGGCCGGGGCGCTTTTTGTTGTGCTCCATTAAATTTATGAAACAAGGAAATGCATTGCTATCCAAAAAATCGTTATTGCGGAAAGCACAGAAACCGTTGTCGCATTTATTTCCTCATCAAAGAGCCAGTAAATAAATATGTACCCAATTTCAAAACCAGCAAAAGCTAAAGCTATCCATTGGAACATCCACGGCCCCCACTTTCGTAATTGAGGTATTTGTTTCCAAAGATATCTATCGCATAGTTCTTAGCAATTTCATCTTGATTCTGCTGGCCTTGTAGTGTAAGTACGAGGTCAGCAATTTCTTTAGAATCAGCCTCAATGATGATCTTCACCCCACTTACCTCCTTCCCCGCCCCGTCAGGGGCGGGCTTCTTTTTCTCCATTGGTGCTATCTTTCTTCTTGCGTTTCCGCGCGGGCCTGTCCCGCCGCCCCTCAGCATATCCAGCGATATAGAGGAGCGCTTCTTTGGGGAGAAGGGCCAGGTTGTCGGCAAGACTCTGGGCATCGGCCAGGTTTTCCAAATTCACATGCATAGTTTCACCTCCTGACAAGCTTTCAACCTGGTACAATAATATATCAACCAAGTTTAAATGTCAAGCATTTATTTCAACCCAGTTGAATTTTTCTCTTGCATTTTGATTATCTCCATGATATACTTCGTTGTACAGAGTAGGAGGTGTAAATAGTGAAAACCATAGCTGAGCGAATTATGGAAGTGGTTGAAGAAAAGGGCGGAAACAAAAGTGATTTTGCCCGTAAAATTAACGTTACTCCAGCATACATTTCCAAATTAGGAAAAGATCCAAACTGCATTCCTAGCGATCGCACCATTGCCGACATCTGCCGTGAATTTAACATCTCCGAGCTCTGGCTGCGTACCGGAGAAGGAGATCCCCATATCCAGAGGGACGAGGACGAGGAATTCCTCGAAGTCATGGAGCAGATCCACATGTCTGATGATGATCTGATTAAGCGGATTATTAAGGCATATTGGTTTATGGAAGACGACGAAAAAGCCGCCATCAGAAAACTGATAGACGGCTTTACAAAAAAATAAGGCCCCGGTTTCCCGGAGCCTTTTTTATCACTTATTATGTAGTTTTTCGAGGACGAGGGCGCGCGTAAGGAGCGATTTCAAATAAGTTTCATTTTTGTTCCGCTCCATGACAAGTTCAATCTCTTTTTTAAGCATATCAACAGTTTCTCCATTCGGCGTCATTTCGCGCCCTCCTCCCAGTTTGTGCCACTCCCAATCAGAACTATGTAATTTTTCTAATTTTGGCACATTTTGTAGCCTCTGTTTGCACTATACGCCCTGTTTACCTTATATTCTGTCAGGTTTTGTCGATGCTGGAAAATTTGTTTCTGTTGACTATTATTATAGAACATTAGTTCCATTTTTCAAGATGGGAATATCACCAAAAAAGAAGTGTAAATTTTCTGTGCGCGTTTGATCGCCTTCCGATATAATGCACGGATTATCGGACTTTTGCATGAGCGTAAAAGAACCGCCAGAGTGCGGTAAAATAGAGAGGAGAATGGGAAATGGGATGGAAAAGAATGGCCGCTTGGGGATTGGCGCTAATAATCCCGCTGTCCGCTTGTACTGCTGAGTCAACAGTAGATGTGAGCAAAAGCCCTCCCCCGGAACAGACCATTGTAGCCACACCCGAAAGCGACCCAATAAAAGACAATATCACTGCTACATTCTCGTCCTTCTGTGATACCTCATTTATAGAGATCTCCCTATTTGGAGATATGACCACAGTGAGTATCTATGACCCTGACGTAGCCGCGCTTATACAAGAAGCGAAGGAAGCGGGGTCTGCGCCAGCTAACTGGGAGGATATTAAATCAACTCTTGTCGAGCTATCTAAGAATGCTCCATTACTCCAAGATACTACACGATGCGCCATTTACCTCAAGCAGTCAGAAGCTGGAGAAATATATCTTACTGTCACTGGCGATAAAGTTATGTTTGATGTTTTTGGGGAAGCAGTTACCTATAATGACGAGAAAATTAGCTTAGATGAGTTTAACCAGATTAAAAATGGGATGACATACGACGAAGTAGTTTCGATTATTGGATCGAAAGGAGAACTGCTATCCGAATCAGATCTTGGCATTGGGTCAGAATATGTAACTACAATGTGGATGTGGGAAGGTAAAGGGTCTATTGGGGCTAACGCAAATGTGATGTTCCAAGATGGCAAAGTAGTCAATAAAGCGCAGTTTGGCTTAGAGTGAACAATAAGGAGATTTTACGTATGTTGGACAAAAAAGATTTGCAGGCAATCCAATCCATTATCGCGGACGCTGAACAGCGCATCACCAAAAACACCGTAATGATGATGGAAACCAAATTTGAAAAGCGGTTTAATTTGCTCGCAGAGGGCCAGAGCGCCATCCTGGAGAAACTGGAGCACCTGGACGACATGGAGGTCATGGACACTCGGATCACTGCCCTTGAGGCTATGGGGAAGAAGCTGAACCGTGAAATGGAGAAACTGAAAAAGGCGCAATAAAAATGCCGCCCCCGGTGCTACCAACACCAGGGACGGCTCACATAGGGGTGATAAGGTTTGGAGGCCATATCACCCCTCTATTTTAACAGAATAGGGGGTAAAGTCAATGGATTACATCAGAAAAACAGCTCGCTACAATGGGAAAAAGTATGAAGCCACTGGTAAGACCGAGTTTGAAGCCCTGCAAAAGCTGGCGGACAAGCTGGCCGCCGCAAAGCGCGGTGAGGAGACTATAGGCGGCTCCATGACCGTCAACGCTTGGTATAAGCAATGGCTGGAGCTCTACAAGGAGCCAAAAGGACTCACGGCTAAATCGCTGAAAATGTACGATGAAAAGTATGATAACTATATCAAGCCCGCTATTGGTCACTTGAAATTGAAGGATGTTAAAGACGTGCACCTCCAGCGCATCCTTAACGGGCAGGCCGGGCGCTCTGCATCCCATGTAAAAAAACTGCGCATGGTGTTGCAGGAGATGTTCCGCAGGGCCAGACAATCCCGCCTTATCCCATACGATCCAGCCGAGCTGCTGGAGTTGCCCACCTATCACGAGGGGAAAAGACGCTCTATCACTGAGGAGGAGCGTAAGGCCATTTTGGCCGTTGCTGAACACCATCGGGCCGGATTATGGGTGCTCACATTGCTATATACTGGCATGAGGCCAGGAGAAACGGCAGCCCTTACTTGGTCAGACGTAGATTTCGAGCGCAACGAGATACACGTCCACACGGCGAGAGAAAGCGGCGCTAACAGCATCAAAGCCCCAAAAACAGAAGCCGGTATTCGGGACATCCCAATTCATGCCGCACTTTTCCCGTTGCTCCAGGCAGCACAACAAAAGCCATTTTCTCCTGTTTTTCTCAACGAGGCAGGGAACCGGCACACTGAAAAAACCATGCGTCGGCTTTGGCTTAATTTCAAGCGTGAATTAGATATCTATATGGGAGCGAAAGTAAAAAGAAACCAGATTATTGAAAGCGTGGTAGCAACGGATTTGACACCGTACTGTCTTCGCCACACCTTTTGCACGGATCTTCAAAGGGCTGGAGTGCCTATTAACGTAGCAAAGGAGCTTATGGGTCATTCCGACATCCAAACAACTGCAAATATTTATACGCATAAAGACGGATACACTATGCACCAAGGAATCGCCCTTCTAGATGGAAGTGGTGGAAAAAGTGGTGGAAATTCAAAGTTGGCATAACATAAATATATTGAGCCGCAATTGTTTGAAGTGGTTGATACTTTCTGATTCCGGTTCTGAAGGCTGGGGGTTCGAGTCCCTTCGGGCGTACCAAAACAAAAAGTCAGGAAATGCTTGTTACATCAAGTGTTTCCTGACTTTTTTATTCCCTACATCAGAAGCATAGAAAACATAAAATAGCATATTCAGGCACATAAGGTGGTGGAAATGGTGGTGGAAATTCCACCGGTGACCTGTGCAAATTGAAATGAATAGTGATACACTTTGGCCGTCAATGCCTTCAGGTCATAAAAAAGGCAGAGGCAACAGCCTCTGCCCTCTCTTTAAGCCCTCACAATGTACTCATAGTAGCGGGCCAGCTTGTCCTCCGGTGCGTCCTTGTCACAGAGGAACGATTTTGCCATGTCGGCATAGAAATCAATCTTATCACCGACACCGTGTTTCTTGGCTACCTTAACGTAGTCACTATAGACCATGTTGAGGGCCGCCCAGAACTGGACAGGGTCGCACTCAATCCCACGCTGGGCCATGACCTGTTTGGCCTGCTCCAGCGTCCAGTGAGCGCCACGGGTGCCATCCTCGTTGTCCATATTCTTAGACCATTCATCGGCCATCTCCTTCGTGAAAGGGATATAGCCGGAAGCAGCCCCATAACCTGTCATGTGTTCTCCACCTTTTCTGTACGCCATCTCGTCCATGCGGTAGTCATGGTCAAACTCTCTCGGAGTTTTCATTTCACCTTCGCCAGAGATAGCGAATCCGATTTTGTTCATGGGACGATTCATCTCCCGTCGCTCTGTGTATGCGCTCCCATCCTCCGGATAGACCGGTGGGACGTAAGGGTAGCCGTAGTGAGACTGAGGGCCGTACATCCGGTCATCCCAGTATCGGCTCTCTACCCACATGCCACCATCGTTACGTGGGGCAAAGCGCCCATCAGAGTAACGGCGATAGCCCCGATCCTCCGGCTCCATCATCTCAGAGCGCGGTGCATAACGGCCATTGTCGTAATGCTCCCGGCCATGGCGGTCACGAAACTTATCATCGACATCGTAGTTGTCGTAGCTCCGTCCGTCGTTGTAGCGACGATTGTTGCCACTGGACATGAGCATCATCCGAGTAGATCGTTTCATTTTGACCCCTCCTTACGCCGTAGGGGCGGGTGCAGCACCGCCGTCAATACTGGCAAGATTGTTGCTGGGAGAGCAGCAGGGCTGCCCCAGCATGCGGAACGAGCCGCCGGTGGGGGTAGTCACCACACAGACGGAGTATCGGGTGCGAGTACGGATGCCGCAGGCAGTCACCTGCGCGCAGTTACGCTTGGTAAGGGGATATAGCTCTGTCCCCGTACCAATAGTAATGTACACAGGTGCATTGATGGTAGTTGTGGCCGGGATGGACTGGGCTACCACAATACAATACTTCCCGCCGTTGTTGTAGGCACCGGCAGGCAGATTGATTTCAAGGTTGCCGCCGGTAAAGGTGACCGCCTGGCTTAGCACCAGGTTGTCGCACAGGCGGCAAACAGGCTTACAAGACATAAAATACCTCCAAGAATCAGGGGCGGCAGACATTTAGCCCGCCGCCCCGAAATAGTCACGGCAGAGCCGGAAATTTAAAGTGGTCGATTTCGACCAGTTTAGCAGCCACAGCCGCAGCCGCTGCTGTAGGTCCCGCAATAGGGATAGGGGGCGGGCACTTGGTAAGCGGGTACGGGCATGGGGTTGATGCGCCGAATCAGCTCAGAGGTCTGAGCGTCAGACATGGCAGCAAGATAAGAGTTCTGTGCGGTCTGGCTGGCCTGGAACTTCAACGCCTGATTCTCAGACTGGAGGGAGGCGATCTTATCCTGAGTCAAGAAATTCAGGATTTCACGAGTACCAGCGTTCTGGCTGTCAATGATATCTCGTGTGCTATTCTGGATGGTATTCTGGATGGCGCAGGTGTTGGTCGCCATGTTGTAGTTCACGCCGTCGATAGCGCGCTGGGTCTGGCAGCAGCAGTCCTGTGCCTGAGCGGCCATGTTGCACATCTGAGACTGGACGCCGTTGAAGCCCTGGAGAAGTGCCACATTGGTGTTGTTGAAGCCGCTGGTGATGCTGTTATTCAGCGCATAGGTGCTGTCACAGATGCCCTGCTGGATAGCAGAGATGCCGCGCTCAACGCCATTGAACGCAATGGCCTCGTTCACATCGGCACGGGTGGCTAGGCCCTCGAGGCCGGGATCGGTGCTGGCACCGCCACCGCCGAAACCACCGAAGCCGCCGCGGCCCCAGCCAAAAATCATGGCGAAGATGATGATAGCCCACCAGCCATCGCCACCCCAAAAGCCGCCATTGTTACAGTTGCCGCCGTTGGAGTCGGAGCCAAGAGCATAGCCAGTCGCAAAATCGTTATCCATTGTATATACTCCTTTGTCAGTTATTACATCGGGGCCGTACGCTCCCCGGATGTTTCCAAAGAGCGGTTTTTATCAAGACCCGAAAACTGATAAAGAGTGCTCTATTTTATTTCATGGGTATACCTAGTTGTCGTGCAATTTCCTCAACGGAGGTTCCCCTCTGTTTCGCCATGTTTTCTGCTGTTTGGCGAAGCTGCTGCGGGTTTTTCCCCTGAATGAGCCGCATAGCTTGGGCAGCCTGTGGATTCTGGCCAGCCATCTGTTGGAGCATTTGCATGGGATTCCCGCCGTTCCGCGCCATCTGGAGCATGGCCATCATGGGATTATTCATCGGAGGCATCATTCTTTTTCCCTGCCTTTCCGCCGGACGTGGGCTTTTTCAGCCGTTCTATTTCGTCCTTCAGATTGTTGATGGTGTCCTTCATGTCCATAAATTCATCCAGCGGTGCAAAAGCGGGGGCCGGGTTCTCTGCCTGCTGTTCTTTTGCCTGCTGTTGGCCGTGGAACTCAAACACATCAGCAGCTCCGGTATTGGTATTGAATCGTTTCATATAGACCACATTATGAGCGAGGTCGGGGAAAAACATGGGAGCACCCATGAAGTCAACCGGAACACCCAGCGCTTCTTCCCTGGAGGCCACAGGACGGCAGAAAAAAGCGGGCTGTGTGTTTACATTACTCTGTGGCTGAATGGTCTGTGAGGGTTGCTGAGTAGGTTGCTGGGGCTGATATACTTGTGGAGCCGGAGCAAACGGGGTAACAGGATTGTAGGCCCCATAAGCCGGGTATGTGTAATTAGGAAACGCCATACTGACGCGCCTCCCTCCCCGCCTCCAATGCGGTTACGTAATCCTCTAGGCCCTCGTCATCTCCCTGTGCCATGTACCACATCGCTGTTTCGGTGGCACAATCGCGGGACATGCCAGCGGCTACCATCCTCTCAATCAAAGTCATCTCAAACACGTCCTTGTCCATAAAAATAAGGAGTCCGTGAGGAGGGCGGCGACGTGTACCAACCCTGTATCCTCACGTCCTCCATGTCTATATTGTCGCATAAAAATACCCCGCATGGGCGGCACACATGTGGGGGTTGTGTGGAAGTTATGGGGGATTCGCGTAATTTTTTGTATTTACTTTTTGAGATGTTACTTTATAATAGAAAGGGAGCGTGAAAAATATGATTATATATCGGCCCCATAGAGGCGGACTGAAAGAGGCTATGTCAGAAGCAAAAGAATTTAATAATGTAGAGGATATGAAAGAGTATATAGTCAAGCAGCATACTGACGATGTTATGGGAGAGGCATTTTCCAAAAATGATATTGTATTGGAAGAAGATGGGATAGAGGATAAAAGAACTGGGTGGAAAGACACAAGACATATTTGTGTGAAACGATATTACAACGAAAATTTTCCAATCCCTCAGTGTATCGGATGGTTTGCAACAAAATATTAAAAAAGGAGCCGGGTTAATCCCCGGCTCCCTTTTTCGTATAGAGTTGTTTTGCTACAGCCTCAACCCTCTGGAATATGTATTTCTCGTGGTCGCTAACTGTGCTTCGATCCCAGCCCAGCTCCGCCGCAACATCAATCTGTCCCCACTTATCAATGATGCGCCGCTTGGCGATCAATTCATCGTCGCGGTGTAGGGCAGCCTCGTGGATGGCGTTCTCCAACTGAGAGCGCAAGAGTTTATCCAATGGTTCCGGTAACTTCGCTCTTGCGCTCATTCAGTCACGTCCCTTCCGGCGGCTCCGTGGGCAGTTGTTTCAGGGCCTCCACCAGTTTTGCCGCCATTCCGTTCCCGCCTAACGCCTTGTAGGCGTTGTACATGTCCAGCACGTTTTCCATGCCGTAGATCGGGATATAACGTTGTTCGGAGTAGTGGTTGTACTCGGCAATGATTTCGCGCCTGAGGAGGGCCTGCACGCCCTGCATGAGCGCGTCGCTCTTTTGGTTATCTGCCTTGACACGTTTCCGTTCCCGCGCGGCGACCGCCTCAATGATTGCCACCAGGACGACCGCCGCGCCGGAAATCAGTGGGCCTACCCACTCCATGGGCATCAGCCCTCCTTAGTCAACTGCTTATAGACCTGATTGATACCAGTGGCCGCAAGACCGGAGACGATGCCAACAGCGGCGGCTGTTAGGTAATCGCTGGCCGGGAACTCGGGCATAATAAACATGCCGAGGATGCCAAGCACCGCGCCAAACACACCGCAGATAATGGGAATCCACTTATTGTCCAGGCCGGTGGCTTTGACGACCTGCCCGACGAGGAAGCAGATCACAGTGATAACCGCTACTCCGGTGATACCCAAAGAAGAAATGTCCATGATATGTACCTCCATCAAATCAGATTCAACCGATCCAGCACGACGGCCAGCTCCTGCCGGGTCATATTATCGCGGGGCCGGGTGCCGTCCAGAACTCCCTTGTCTTTGGCCTTCTGCCACGCCTCAGAGGCCCATTTGTCCGGGGTGTACTCCGCGTTGTCCTCCCCCTGTTCGGCTTGCCACACCACGCCCAGGAACTCACAGATGCCCTTTGCGGTGGCTTCGGCCAGCTTGTCCCGGTACTTGCTATCCTTGAGATACTCCGTGTCCGTCTTGTTGGTGTGGAAGCCGTACTCAATGAGTGCGGCGGGGGCGTCCGTCTTGGCGAGCACGGTATACATCTCATGCTTGATAGGTTCACTTCTCAGGGAGACCCCGGCGGCGTGGAACGCGTTGACCAGCTTGGAGGCCAGAACATTGCGCTGCGCCGTCATAGGCCCTGCGCTGGTGTAGATCTCCAGCCCGGACGCGCTCGACCATCCGCCCTCCCCGGCGGCGTTGGTGTGGATGCTCACAAAGCAATCCGGCTTTGCCTTATTGCTGATGTTGGCCCTCTCCGTCAGGCTGGGGTAGTTGTCCGCCGTCTTGGTGAGCACCACGCCCACCCCCTGGGCCTCCAGCAACGGCTTGATACGCTGTGCAATATCCCAGGTAAACTCCCACTCCTTGTATGTACCGTCCGGGGATCCGTTGACGTTGCCCGGCCCGTGTCCGGGGTCAAGGCATACAGTATGCTTGCTCATAGGCTTGTCCTCCTCTTCCGGCGGCTTCTGGCCGCCCTGTTTGAGCCAGACACAAATCCAGTTGTGCACCTTGCGGCTGGCGGTAATGCGCTCTCCGCCAAAGTCACACTGGCTGGAGCCGCCCCCGTCCAGCATGACGGCGGAGGACCAGCTCAGCCCGGCCAGCTCGTCCCGCAGAGTCTCTGGCGTGGCTGTATCCCTGGTACCGTTGCCGGAGCAGTAAAGGGCCAGACTGCCACCGCGCAGGCCGATGACGCTGCGCCCCCGCTTGCCCCCCTGGGCCGAGCCATAGGAGGGCTTATCCACCGGCTTGCCGGAGGCAATGAGGGCAGTAACCGCGATAAAGTTGGCCGCTCCCTCGTACTCGGAGGTCATGCGGATGTCCGGGCCCTTGTCCCAGGCGTAGCCCATTGTCCTCCATGGTGTGCCGGAGCGCATTACCCCACCCACCTTGAGCAGCGGGCAGGCCGAGCCATCTGGGTTCCACATGCCGCCATTCAACACATAGTGGGCACCAGTCTCTGACTTGACCTGGGAAAGTGTCTTGCGGCAGTTGGTGATCCGCAGCTCCATACGCTCCACGGACGAGAGCGGGATGTATGTAATGAGCTTACTCATTTGATTCACATCCTTTTATCCAGCGATCCCGCTGTTGATTACTGTTCCGGGGCCAGTAGCCCGGCCAGCTCCTGGTACTCCTCCGGGGTGAGCCGGTCGGCGGCGAGATAGACATCCATCTTGTCCTGGAGCCCGTCGGTTCGGTTCTTCTGGATGAGCAGCTTGCAAAGGTTGTATACGGTTGTCATGGCGTCTCCTTTCTCATGTGGCAGCGGTGAGTTCCAGCATGCACAGCCGCGCCTCGTGCTCGGACAGCATGTCCAGAGTGATGTCCTCCGCCCTGGGCCCAGGCTCTGGTATCGCCGCCCGGTCGGCCTCAATTTCTTCCTTGGTGCGCTCTACTGCCTTGCCATCCTCCAGCTTGTACCGGGGGATGCCGTCCTCGGTGTAAATGGGCCGCGAGAAGTAGTTCCCTTGGGCGTGGTGGTATTTGTCTCCGTAACCTCGGTCAATCTCCGTGCCCCAATCCCCGCTCACAAAGGCGGAGGAATTGACGGCGGTGATGCGGTTATGTCTATCGGTTTGGACATAAACAATATAGTTTAGGTCAGGTGTCATTTCGGCCATAATGTACTCCCTTATAGTTCCGCGGAATTATAATATAGGGTTTGTGCGTTGATTTGGAGTTGACCTTGCGTCGGGTCAATGCGCATTGTCGGGCGGCAATCCACTGCTTTAGCTGGTCGTTTATCGGCCGCACTGTAAAGTTGAAAATACCTCTGGCATTTCGCTAGCTCCTCGGCATAATCCGGCGTCTCGAAGAGCTGCCAGTTGCCTCCCTCGTCCTTGTAGGCGAGGGTTTGTGAGGAGCCAAGTTCGAGTTTTGCAGCGATTGGAATTATACTTGCATTACTTTTCAGGGAAAAAGCAAAGAGGTCAATATCACTTTGCCAGTTGCGAGTATAGTCTAACGAGGCATTAGAGGAGATGGAAACCGTTATAAATTCTGAATCCCCATTATTGCTGAGTATAGATGTTGTTGATACAAAACTGCCATCACTAAACAACGCAGAAATTGTGACAGGCAGATTTGGTATATTAGGAAGTCTGGCGCTCTCAATACTCTCTCCGAAATCGAAATCACCCGAAAGATTTATGCCATTAGGAGTAAGCGTTGCCGATCCAGATACATACCTATAAATTCTCCATCTGTCTATCAGATTATTTGACGCATTAACAGATGTGATGGCTCTCTGGTTAATGGGAAACTGCCCGCCGCCCTGCTGGGAGCCGCCGCCCACGAAGTACCAGTTGTCCAGCAGGTTCCGGCGGGTGCTGGAGCCCAACAAGGCATCGATCTCCTCACCGCTGTATTTGCTGGTATACGAGCCTTCCCCCAGCATCTCCGATACGATTCGTTCCAGTTCCGATACTCGCTCTTCTATTGTCATTGTATCACCTCAGACTGCAAAGATTTGGCGGCCACGCCCGAAAAAGAGTTGCCCGCCGCGGGCCCGAAATCGTCCGGATTCTGATGTTTTAGGCTGTTGGTAGTATACCAGGATACCGCCTGGCCCTCCATTTGACCCACGAGAGCCTTTCCCCGCCGAGCCGCCGTCATTAGTAATCCAGATGCCAGCCGCTCCTCCAAACTCAAAGGGCTCCGCGGATGCAAAAACGCCTCCGGCGCCACCACCGCCGCCGCCGCCATGTCCACCATTTCCTCCAGTCCCAATTTTATTTGGGGCTTCAGGGGGATCAGGGGATGCGCCATCTCCGCCTTCGGCTCCTTTCTTGCTTGTTTCGTCGCCTCCTGGTCCTCCATTCTTCCCAAGTGCGGCTCCGCCGCCGGCTCCACCGCCGTAAATCCGCACTTGTTCTGATCTTAGATTATCATATGACCACTCATAGGGAGTTCCGCTTTGACCGCCAGTATTCGGAGGGACATCCTCGCCGCTCTCTCCATATTCCCCTCTTCGGCTGGATGCCTGCCCGCCACGGCCACCCGCAGCACCGTTAACACCTTCTGTTCCGGGTTTAGCAAGCACATCTCCAGATACTGGGTCGGTATATCCTGTATCAGATACGGCCCCCTGTGCAGACGACAAAGCCCCGAAAGTCGTTTCGCCACCAGCAGTGCCCACGGCCCCATTCGTCGCTCCTCCAACGCCTGGGGTGCCGCACTCATAGTGGATGACCTGACCAGGGACAACATCAATTGTCGCCCGGTAGACCTTTCCGCCAGCGCCTGGAGAGCCCTTGTCTCCGCCTTGCCCGCCATCTTCTGGCGAATCAGACCAAGATCCTCCGGCGTTTTGATCCTTCGAAGTCACAATAAGCTGAGATGAGCCGCCCGATTCGCCGTCAAAACCAGCCTGACCTCCTGTCCCCGCTTGGATGCAGACGACAGTAAGCGAATACACTTCATCCGGGATAACATAATCGCCGCTCCCTATAAGTATGTCCTCATAGTCGTAATAGGTCTGATCCTCCGGCGCCGGAGGGATGTATCCCACAATTCCCTCCTCAGACGCCTTCAGAATACCGCTCATAGCAAGGTCAGACGAGCCCAAAAAGATTTCTGCTGTGCCACCGTAAGGATGAGCCGTGCGCACGATATCCCCAGGCTGCTCGCCGCTCCACACGACATCCTGCGTAATAGTTTCTCGGTGGGCATAATATTCTGCCAATCTCTCGGCGACTCCTACTGAGTTAACCAGTGATACCAGGTACGCCTCTTTAACGGTGATATCGTCTCCGTTTACTCCTTGGCCGACATCGCGTACTACGTCCCTCATGCTGTGGATATACTTGGTCCCAGTAAGGGTACCAGTTCCGGCAGATACCTTAGCATAATTACAGTTGCTTTCCAGCACAGTAAATCCATTGGCCTTGAGGTCATGTACCGGCTCGTCAAAACGGATAATATCGCCTTGTTCTGCTGCGCCGTCGAACAACTCTACTGTTTCGCTGCCCTCTTTCCAGGAGTGCTCGGTCACAATTACCCTGGACACTGGGGTACCATAGTCCACAGAGCCTCCGGTATAGCAGTTGGCCCCATCCCGTGCCCAGCTCACCCCACTATACAGCGACGTAATGCGCAGCACACCGTTAGATAGGGTGCGCAGATAGGCACCAATAGCAAAGAGCACTTGTGCCAGATTGTCCCGCGCTGTGGCAATAGGGAGCCAGCCATAGAGTTGATAGTCCCGGAAAATTGTCTTAATTTCCACGGTGACGCCGGTTCCTGCCACGATATCGGCCACCACTTCCGCTACCGTCTGTCCTGTATAGAGCCCGCCATAGTGGGTCTTGCCCATGAGCAGGCCAACGGCGGAGACGGCGGAAAAGCGGTATGAACTTGCTCCTACCCGTCCCACAGACTGCATGTAGAAGGTTCCCAGGCGACGGCCCTTGTACTCATACTCCAGCTTGTCGTTGCGCACGTATTGGGTCAGGTTGGTGTCCTCGCTGTCCACCTCAAACTCCAGAGTATTGGCCGCAAGAGAATCCGACAGAGCAGAGGTCTCCAGCAGGCAGTCGCCAGTAGTGAGGCGGTAAGCCGCGTCCAGGTCGTCCGAAAACTCCTTGCCTGCATATGTAATGCGGTTCCTCACATGCTCACCTCATTCCGGGATTCGTTGCGGCTCTATGGCGGTAAATTCTACCGTTAATCCTGTCCAGCGGGTCACCCCGCCCACTTTGTCCTTTTTGGTGTGCCGACCGGAGGTCACCATAGCCTCGAAGGTCATGGTGGTCTGCCCATCTGGTAGTGTAATGGTATGGCTATCCACCGGGTCGGATATGGCCCTGAAAAAGGCGTCGTAGTCGGCCCTGTACCCTGGGTCTGGTTCAACCTCCATAGAATAGTCATAGTAGGTGCCCACCACGTCCCGGATCTCCCGGCCAGACATAGCTCTTCCTGCGTTATCCCCGTCCTCCACGCGGAAAGACTGCTCCAGAGTGCCCAGCCGTACCCTTACTTGGTAGGTCACCCCGTCCATGATGATGGACATGCTTACACCTCCGTCAGCTTCACACCCTGCCGCTTGGACTCATCATCCAGGGAAAGCTTAAACTCTCGCATAAAGCCTCCGCCCTTGTGCAGATACAAGTGGATGTCCGGTGTGCTCCTAGCGCCGCCTCGCTCGGCAAATGCGTCCCCAGCCGCCCGTTTGATTTCCGAGTAGGGTGCCACAATCTCGGTCTCGCGTTTGTTGTCACCCAGCACCGCCAAGAACGGGTCGTTGGGCGGCACTACGCCACCGCTAGCTAAACCAGGTATATCTCCATAAGCAGAAGAACGTCCACCGGAAGCTGCAACTTTCTGGAGATCTTGCGATGCTTGATTTGCCCGTTTTGTTGCGGAGTTAATTGAGAGCATAATCGCAGCAATACCTGTCGCAATGGCCGCTGCTGCAATGCCAAGTGTAAGCGCTGACTGGAATGCACCCACAGCAATAGCCGCAGCAATAGCCGCCGACGCTACTAATCCAAGAATTGAAATAACCTTTTCAGCTCCAGACATGCTATCCCATACTGACGCTATCTTGGCCGCCAATGCGACAAAGACTCCTATAGCGACCACTACAATAGCCAGTTTCCCTCCGAGGCCACCCGTAATCGTGCTTAGTTTGGATAATACACCTGAGACCGTTTCAACTACTCCGGCCACTGGGCTGATCGCCGCCAGCAGCAACGCAATCCCAACAATTACTTTTTGAGTTCCGCTATCCAATCCGTTAAACCAATCCAAGAACTGTGTCGCCAGTTCCGTTAATTGAGTCACAAGTGGCTGCACACTTTCGGCCAGTTCTGCAATGGACGTTTGTAATTTCAGACTGGCTTCTCTATTCTGGACCAAACCCTCGTTGTTTTGACGCCATCCTTCATATGCTCCACGCAGAGGGCCATCTACAAGCACAGACAGAGCCAGCTTCTGTTGATCTAATTCTGTGTTGCAGAGGGCCAGATTTGTAGAGAAGTTTTCCGCGCCATATCCAAGACGGTCCAACAGCTCGCCAAATTGTCCTGTGGCCGAACCTGTGGCAAGTGTTTCTTGCAGGCTGTCCGCCAAACTCTCAATCTTTAGGGTGTCGGGAAATGTTGCCGCAGCATTGGCGAGCCCCTCAACTGCGATTTGCAGATTGCTCTCAGTAAATCCCGCCTGGAGTAAGTTGGATACGGCTTCGATACTGCTATCAGTTTCACCAGATACAGTATTGAAATCCATAAATGCTTGGCGTGCCGCGTCAATACCTACCCCCGCCTGACGAGCGTTGTTGTCTAGGAGCGAGAGGTCAGCGCGGAACTCCTCTGTTGCAGGAACCGTAGCCAATACGGCCGCTCCTATCCCTCCGATCGTTGCCGTTACTGGTGCGAAGGCATCTTTAATCTTTCCAGCCTTTTGAGACACATTTTCAGCCTTCCTGCCGAACTCGTCCATCCCGCTGGCACAATTACCGAAAGCTTTTTGTGTGTCCTTCAATTCTCGTTCTGTTTCCGCTAACTCGCGCTGGAGGGCATCATACTGGCCTCGGTCTATCTTTGCTCCAGCAAACTCTTTATCTAGTTTTTTGACCGCTTGCTGGAGTTCTTGATATCTCTTGCGGGTTTCCTCCAATTTTTGGTTGAAGGCATCATACTGGTCGGTAGAAATCTGCCCAGCCTCTAATTTGGCATTCATGGCGGCGGCATTTGCCTCCATGCCCTTCATTGAGGCTGCTACTGCATCCAGTTCCGCTTTGAGCGGTTCGTATTTTTCTTGGTATGCCTGTCCCCTTTGGAGCGCGGCGTCGGCACTCTGTGCCGCTTGTCGCAATGTCTCCAACTTCTGTGCCGTGCTTTCTGTTGCCTGCGCAAGTAGCTGCTGCTTCTGTGCCAACAGCTCTGTGTTCCCAGGGTCAAGTTTAAGCAGTCGCTCCACATCTTTCAGTGATTTTTGCGTGGCAGAGAGCTGCTTATTAGTGCCAGCCAGAGCCTTGTCCAGTTTTGTAGTATCGCCGCCAATCTCTACGGTGATGCCCTTAATTCGGTTGCGCGCCATGCTGACACCCCCCTAAAACCCGTCAAAATCCGCCTGCGTGGGCAAACGGTCATACTCGCAATCGTCGTTCCCCGCCTCAATCAGCATGTCGGTCACCATGCCGATGGTCAGCAGTTCTAGATCCCGGATCGGTATACCCAATTGTGCCGCTCGCAGCAAGAACAGGGCCGTGGTCATTTCCCGGTCTACTGGGTTCGTTTTTTTTTGCTTTCTCCGATGGATAGGTTATTAAGCTGCCAAAGCTCCAACAGCTGCGGGAATACCTCATAGATGGAGAAGGTGCCAAAGGTGTCCAGCCACTCCTCCACACTGTGCTCTTTCATATCCGGGTCTGCGTGGCGGGCCATTAAATAGGCCACATTCTCGAATACCTCCAGCATCTTCACTGGGATGGGCTGATCCCCACTCTCTGATTTCTCTATGGCAGTCTGTAAATCACGCATGTCTTGCATGATGTCTCGGCCGAACTTGATACGGTAGAGTCGAGGGACGGCCGCCGTGGCTCGAAAAAGGATATCGCGCCCATCAATTTTGATTGTCTTTTCCATTGTTAAACTCCAACAGTAGCCTGCTGCCAGACCTTCTGATACCATGCGTTATACTTCTCGTCCGGCGTATCCGGGGTAGTCTTTGCCTTGATCACGCCACTGGAGAGCGGGGAGGCCGTGATAGTGATAGTCTCCGTGCTGGGTTCCTTGGTGTTGGTGGTGGTGGCACCGGTCAGGCTGGGCCGAGTAGCCGCGCAGTTGTAGAGCACATGACGGACAGCCTTCTGATCGCCAGAAAACTCAAAAAGAAGGGCGAAGGGCTTGGGCTCCGCAGATACGTTCTCCACCAGCACCTTGTCCGTTGTGTCCTCTTTTTCCTGCAAAACATCCTTGCGGAAACTGTCTGGAATCAAGGCAATCTCCAGGTCACCGCTATAGCCGTCGTTTGCCGCAGTGACATAGTAGGCCATATCGTCGGCGTAAAATGTGCTGGTATCGCCCTGGGCGTCCATGGACAGATTGACCGCACCTGGGATACGTACTGGAGTGCCGTATGTGACTTCTCCCTCTTCCTCAGTCAGCATGGCGTAATGCACATTTTTGAGACCAAACTTTACTTTATTAGCTTTATTGGCAGTCATAATCACACCTCGATTTCATAAGTAATCTGATAGATTTTCTCCTCGTCGATGTACTCCTCAGACTTCTCCCAGCACAACCCAGCCAAAACCGCTTCTACTCTGGCTTCGATTACCGGATCTTTTTTGCTGGTATAGAGCTCCACTTGATAGCGACCAGCGGAGAAATACATCCCATTATCCGCATAAAATTGGCTATCGTATGAGAACAGATAGCAGACAAAGGGCGGGGCCTGCCGGGTGCGGAAAGCCTGATAGGCTACCGGCAGCCCCGTTGAAGCTAAGCGCTGGGCTAATTCCTTCTGCGTCATTGCAGCGCCTCCTTCAATTTCTGCATCAATTCGCGTTCCACCGCCTGCTCAGCGGGCCGGATATGTGGAGTGCCATCCACCCGGCCACCTCCTACCTTTGCATGACCATTCTCCAGCAGGTGGGTAAGTTGTCCGTCAGTCGCATTGTAAACTCTGACCCTGATGCCGTCCGCCCCCTCATAGGCCACGGTAGAGCGCCAACCCTTCCTATACTTCCCTGTGCGCTTGGGGCTCCGGCGTTGTATATCCTTTTTGCAGTCCTCTCCAGCGGCCTTGACCACGCGCTTGACCTCATCCGTGACCTCTTCGCCATAGCTGGAGAGCTCCGCCCCGATAGCGTCTGCCAGAGCATCCAGCCGGATTCTAGCCATTGGCTGCACCAGCTTTCTCCTCCAGGTACAGCTCCACTTCGTCGGTATCCCGCTTTCGGTAGGTGCGATAGATGCGGTAGCGCACACCTTGTAGTTCGGCCTCCTGTTCACCGCTGTAATTGACTGCCGGGGTGATAAATACCAGAGCGGGCTTCATGCCCTCCCGGCCACCCTCGAACCATTCCGCACGGGTCACAGACTCCACGCGGCCGAACACCTCCGATCGAGTGCCGTCCCCCTCCACCTGCTCCAGCAAGTCGTTGGTCTGGATGTCCGCCCCAATCAAGACCAGCACATCATCCATCCGTCTCCCTCGCTTTCTGAGAAAACAGGCGGTTGTTAAGCGCCCACCGAAGCATACGCGGCATACCCGTTGTATCTTCCCGGCGTTTACGGTATAGATAAGCCGCATACATCTCCGTCAACATGCAATCTTCTTGATTGCACAGGTCAAGGTTTATCCCCTCGGTTGTAATCAGAGACTGCGCTGACCAGATTAGGTCTCGCAAATATTCATCCATTCGAGGCGTAGAAATTTGTAAGTCTACTTTGAGCATGCTCAAAATTCCTTCATAGGTCACTCTCTACCCCTCCACTCTTTGGGCTCGCTTTTTTACGTCCCCCGTACCCGCGAGCGCGGCCGGGGGGATTCAACCCCCCGCTGCGCCCGTCACGGTAACGGTATATACTCTTACTGCATTGCCCTGCTGCACGGTAACTGCAATCGTATTAGATGCGGATGCTGTCAGGGTAGCAGTGCCGCCATTGCGCAGGTTCTTCCCGTTTACAGCAATAGTTACTTTGGCGTCAGGCTGCACCGCTGTGGCCTCGACCTTTGCGCTGTTCTTGGCCGCGGTGCCGCCGGAATAGGTCAGCTTTGTGGGGTCAAACGACGGTGTCAGCGTCACGCCCTCAATCGCCAAGTCCTGGAGCTGTGCATCGTTGGCGGTATCTGCCGCGAAGGTCATTGCAGTAGTCACCGACTGATTGTTGATATTGATTGCCACAAATGCGCCTGGGATGATGGGCTGGCCGTCCGCTCTCTGCTTGCCCTTATATACCGTGTTGTCCTGGAGGAACTGAACCTCAGTAGACCGCTCAATCGTCATACCTGCGCGCATAGACAGGAGATACAGTTCGCCGTAGCCGCCCACAATATCGCCATCAGGCATAAACTCCAGGATGTCGACATTGCCGTTGATAATGGGGAGGGTTCCTGCCAAATTGGCGACAATATCGCCGCTGGCCGTAAAGGTAATAAGCTTAGATCGCAGCTTTGCGTGTGTCTTACTGTTCATCGCCCAGAACTGTTCTCCACGGCTATAAGTTGTATATGTATTGCCGGTTGCCTCCATCAGCGCCGCCCAAAACTCAGCGCCGGTTACGCTATCGCCGCCGATCTTCTTGATATTGCTCTCGTGCAGATCCACCCATTCGGGCGCAGAGGCGGGATAATCACTGGGGCGGGCAGTTTGCGCCAGCCGGGTAACAATGCCGAGCGGCATACGGGACGCCGAGCCCTTGCCATAGAGGATCGCCTTGTCCATTGCCAATCCAATGCTCTCGGAAATCATCTCGACAATCCAGGAAGCGAGATTTACGTCGCTGTCCTCCAAAATCGAGTTGCACACCGCAATGTACCCAGCTACCTTATAGCCGTCTACAGTAATCTGGTTAAACCCGAAAGACAGCTCATTGATAGCTCCACACATTTCCGTCCAAACTGCCTCCGGGATAGTTCCGGCAATAGTTTGGCGCGCCTCTCCAGTTACATTGCGCACCCGTACCCGGTTGAGCAGTTTGGAATACCGGAACATGTTTTCTGCAATTAGCTCCAGGAACACGATAGGGATTGTCAGCTCAGTACCCGTGACAGCTCTGCTCTGGCCCTTAAGGCTACGCATCTGCTCCAGAAACGCCTTGGAATCCTCCTGCGCCAGAATCGCGGTACGCCTCTCTCCAGGCAGAGCATCAAAGGCCCGGCGGTTCATAGGCAGGGCACGAATGTTCATCATTTCCATGTTGGTATCACCTCTCACAGTTTCATTCTTTTTGCTTTTCTCCGGAGATTGAGGTTTGGGGGCCATTCGCTCGATCTCCTCCAGTTCGTTTTCCAGCCGCTCAATATCGGAGCTTAAGGTCTGCTTTTTCTCGTCGTGCTCTGCTTTCTCGCTTTCGTACTTCTCTACTTCGGCCTCCACTACAGCCTCTTGCTCAGCGTTTCCGGGCTCCACCTCGTTAATTGATGCCTCGAGCTCCGCCTCTCGCGTCTGGAACTCAGTATCCTTGGCCTCCAGCTCTGCCAGCTCTGCCTTTTTGGCGTCAATAGACCGCCGGAGCATTAGCACTTTTAACATTGTCTTCTCCTTTCAGCATGTCTTTAACTTTTCAAACATCGCTCTTTTCCACAGTTTTGTCCGTTTCCGCTTGGCTTCCTCTAAATCATGCTTGCGGGCAGATACTGTAGTATCCTGATAGGCCGGGAACGTGCACGGTGAGATTTCGTATAGCGGGGATACCCGCTTAATCGTCCAGTGTACCGTTCCGTCTTCCCTGTACTCGGTTTCCTGATCTGCGATATCAAAACCAAAAGAACACCCGGTAATATCTCCCCGCCGGATTCTTGCGTAAGCGTTCATCGCGTCGCTATCATCCCGGTTAATCCTAATGCGTCCCCACAGCCCTCGGCTATCCTGCTTAATTTCCATAGTCCCTGCGGAGGTGCGGCCCAGCACAAGATCCGTATTGTGGTTATACAGGGCCCGCACATCATCGCTCACACTGTCGTCAAATGCACCAGGAGCGATACTCTCAGTGGCTCCCGGCCAAAGCTCATAAACGGAATTAAATACAGCAAAATACCCCTCAATGTAGAGGTCTCCACCATCTTCTCTGGCCTCCATCTTGTCCATCGGGATATACCTATGTTCCATCTCCTTCACCTCCGTTCTGAACCAGTTTCCCCTGATCGCCCAGCCGGTCGGCTGGCAGATAATTTTCCAGCGCCAAAAGTTCATTCATTTCCGCGTCTGGCGGCAGATTGAGCCAGCCGCGCCATTCATTCCGCCGCAACGCCATCCGGTCAACCATTTCAGCACCTGCGGAAACCAACTCATTGATGCTGTAGGAATATAGACTCCAGGAGTTAAAGCGGAAAAACCATCCAGGCGAATACAGAAGTTTTTTCGTCATTTCCTGCTCGAGCGACCGAGCTAACGGCATGATAGTCGTGTTTACGAAGTTGTTCCATGCATCTCGGTTAAAGTCGCCTACTCCCAGCACAAATGGCGGGATACCCAACACTGCAGCCACAGTGCGCTTGTCCAGCGTAACCATCGCGTCCAACGCAAGGTCGGACAGCGTCAAAGGTTTTACCTGCTCAACCGAAAACTGATCCGCCGGGATTAACCACGGTTCTCCAGCTTCTCCGCTCATGGCGTAGCTTTCCAGCAGTTTTTTCCGCCCGCTCTGGCTGGAGAACTCGTCAGTCAAAGCATCCACCTTGACAATGATTGATGGTTTCCACTTGGATGCCATAAATCCTCTTTGCGTAGTCGAGGCTTGCTTTAGGTTATTAGCTACATCTGCCAGGGACACTCTATATCCGGTTCCGAACCACGGGAAACAGCTATCAGGATTGAGCACAAAATGGAGAACACTATCCGGCGTATACTCCTTCCCGCCTATGTTAACCTTGTAGCCCCACCCGTCCTGGATAAAAGAGGCCATAGACGGCGGTATGGGGTTTAGGTCTTGGATAATCCCATTTTTTGTGTCGGGCCATACAACTGCGTTGCCATTCCCCTCCAAATACAGAGTACGCACAATCCAATGGATAAATTGCTCCCTTGTAGTGTACCTATTAGGTGCTATGTCAATCTTTCTCGACAGTTCATTCCTAATTCGGATATCACCATTTTCTTGGTTTTCCATCAGGTGGATGGTCATAGACCCAATCAACCGGGCAATTGTATCTACTCCAGCTGCAATCTCTGGATTGTGTGACAATGACGTGTACCCCTGACAGGTCAGCGTATCAAACGCTTCACTTGAGCAAAGCCACGCGGCACCACGCTTCTTCGGGGGCTCGTCTCTTGCCTTTTGTCTTCTTTGCTTAATCTTCGCCAAACCAGTCCCTCGCTTTCTTTGCCCTCTCCAGGTTTTCCAGATACCGCACACACGCAAACACAGAAGCATCAAACAAATCTATTCGATGTTCTGGTTGTACTTTGTCATACTGGATCATGTCATCCGTTTTCTCCACTGCCAGCACATTTTCAACACAATACTCATACGCTTCGCTATGCAGATAATAGAGATTTCCGTCCTTCGCACTCTGTTCGATATGCCGGAAACCCTCTGATTTTTTGTAGTAATATTGGGGTTGGTCTATGATTTTAAATCCAGCAGACTTCATCCCAATGAAGTATTCTCGGCAAAACTTTCGGTCGTGGCCTATCTGTCGTATCTTGAACCCTTTCCGCCGCATGTCCACAAACCAGTTGACCACATCGGCGTGATTGACGGTAGGGCTGTTGCACAATGTCAACCATCCATCATCGGACCAGCCGAATAGTGGGATATTGTCCTGATCTGCTTTGATATGGGCCGCCACTACGGGGAAAAAGGCGTGGGTGATGATGATGTCTACGTCCTTGTATCGGCCGAACAAAGCTGCCGCTGTCAGATCGTGCAGTTTGGATAGGTCGGCTCCGCCATACCAATCAATGGGCAACTTCGCAAGTTGCTCTATCGTCCATCCATATTGCCTGTCGCTTTTCCTGAACTCGTCTATATCAAAATAAGCTTTAAGCGCATTTGTATAGACATTCAGGCTCTTAGCAAAGAAGTCTTTTCGCTGCTGGGGGTCGTTTTGTGCTTGCAATGCATCGTTAAGGATTTCATTTGGCCGTATGGTAATACCATATCCGGGATTGGCCATCTCATGAATCTGCGGGTCTGTGAAATCTACGCTCCCGTCCTTCACTCCCTCCGGCGCACAACACATAAAGATGAAATACTGCTCGTCTTTTACGGTGCTATCCAGCACTTTCCGGCAATACTTGAGTCGCTGCCCCAAAAATGCCTGCTCGTTGTCTCCGGCCGTAGATATGCCGATCAGCAGCTTATTGGTATAGGCCTTCATCGCCTCCTTGAACAGATTGTATTGCTTTGGCTGCTTGAAGGCATGAATTTCATCACAAATTGCGCAGGAAGCATTAAGAGAATCTTGCGCGTCTGGGTTGGAAGCCAAGGCCCGGATAAAAAAAGAGCCGTCCTCCAATTCTGATTCCATGCTGTGCTCGTTATTGTTGTCTATGATTTTGACGGTCCCGCCGTCCTTTTGGTTCTCTCCCATGCGGTTGATGTTGTACTTCAAAAAATTGAAGCTCTCAAGCGACTGCATTAGGGCGGCGGACGCTATGTAGGTCTTACTCCCGCTCTTACGGTAAAGCAGGGACAGTGCCCACGCCAACGCGGCGGCTAGTCCGGTCTTCCCGTTTTTTCGTGGGATATAAATCAGAGCCTCATGGAAACGGACGATATCGGTCCCCTTGAGCTTAAATCCCACCAGATTGTAGATTATAAATTTTTGATATGGTTCCAGCAGGAACAGGGTGCCGCGCAATGGCGTCCCGTCTAGCTTCTCACCCTGCTGGTGGCAAAGAGTTTTTTCAATAATCCCAATGCAAAACTCTGGGGCCTTCGGGTCCATCTGATAATCAGGGTTGTCCAAGTCCGCAAAAAAACGGTTTACCGTCTGTTTCAGCTCCTCACATGCAACTTTTCGTCCGTCCCGTATTGATTCGGCGTACTCCAGGACAGTGGGCCAGTTCTTAGCCTTCGATAGCTTGGAGGGCAGAGGCAAGTCCGCCAGCCTTCTTTTTCTTCGGGGCATCGCCCGTCATTTTTTTATAGCTACTCGGCGTCATCCCAAGTTCCCGCCAGTACGCCAAAGCGGACTTGTTAAGATCGTCCCATAGCACAAGCAATGGATTTTTGACGATGTTTGTTGCCCCTCCCTTATTTGTGTACTCCTTCACCGGCTGGCATCCCTCCGCTTGATACTGCTCATAAACCGCATCCCTCTGCTCCAGGATATCAGCTAATGTTGATACCACAGATTCGTATGCCTTCTCCTTCTGTCCCAAAGAGGAAAGTTGACGAGCTAATAAAGTTTTCCATTGCTTTCCCGTCATTGCGATCCCCCTTTGTCAAAATTAGGTTTAGAGTTGGAAAGAGTTGTCCGGGCAGAACCTTCCTTGGGACCCGCCGGTTTTACATATTTATTTGAAG